CAAGTAACCTCGTTTGTTGAGTACAACACTGTCGTACGCAACAGTATTTCCACTTTTTCTTCATGAAAATGGCTTCAAATATGATTGATTGGGCCGATTTGGCTGATGACGTGCTTTTGTTTGATCTTCATGAGGAACATCAAGAGTACCAGGAACGCATGGACCGAGCTATGCAAGAATCTATGAACTATGAGTTGAATGTTCGAGACCGAAGTGGTGGATTTGATGAATCTCAACTCATGGCTGATAGTCGAAGAAGGCAGGAAATTTATCAACGTGCGCTTGAACACATGCCTAAGCGAACTGTCACAAAACATGAGGCTAAGAGGATTGATCTTGTTACGAGGAACAAGCCTTTATGGCCTCGTGGGGTATGGCGTTTGAGGAAGCGACCCAAGAAAGCCGTTATGGACAAGCTGATTGCATTATGTCCTTTTGACGATCAGCGCCAGGTCGATTGGATTTTGAAACAAATTCCAAAAGATCCTGCGCGAAAAGTTGGGCGTGGAGGAAAGAAATCTGGTAAGACCCCTCCTGCGGGACCAGCTGTTGTGAGGAAGCTGGAGGAGGAATCTGGTGGACTTTACGGTGGTCAACATCCAGGTTTTCGTCAGTTGTCGGATGACGAGTTGAAAAAATTGACCCCTACTTATACTGTGTTGGAAGCACATAAGTATGGTGTCATGTTGACGGGGCAACGCTGTGGCGATTGGGGTAAGTATGTCGCTGGTGAGATATTCAAGTATGGAGGTGCTAGTAAAATACTTGTTTGTCATTACTGCTCCAAAGTGTTGCTTGAACCTGATTTTCACACTGGTTTTGGGTTTCATATAGGGTGTCATAAGATTGCTACCGAAGAAGGGGCGAGAATGCTTGATGCCTTTTTGGGTACTCATTATACTAGTGCAGCGTCTAGTTTTCAAAGTGATTCTTCGTCTTCATCCGAAACTGCAACCCCACCAAACTCTCCTGTTGGTGGGGATTTGACAGCGTTACCTCAGACAAATTTTCCGTTAGAGCCTGTTGTGGCTTCAGTGATGCTTTGTGATCAGCGTAAAAAGCGTCGCGAATTGGAGAAGGCATTTTACCAAGCGAAAAGAGCGTCTATAAGGAATATTTCGAAATTCTTTATGTTCGCTTGGTTTAAAGTGCATGCCATACGGGTTGTCAGGTCCAATTTGAGGTATGCTGATTCTACAAATCTGACTAAGAGAGATGCTATCGCTATTTTCCGTACTATGAACAAAATACCAACCTTCGTCCCAATAGATGAGAATGATGTTACGATAAAGAAGAAGTTTATGCCCAATGCTTCCTTACCGGTGAACGGGGTACTTAGGTTTGTTGGTATAGATAAAGTAGATTCCGTGCACTATAAAGTCGATATTTTACTTGTACCTAATTTGTTCACGAAGCTTCTCATTTTCTTAGCCAGTCGTTGGATTTTATATTTGGTGGTTATGGTGTTTCTTTTTGTGGTGGCCAATTTTATACCACATCAAGTTGGGGTTATTGAGGATGCGGAACTCAAGTTATATGATATTTACCATTTATTTATCCAACCGACAATTCGGGAAAACACGTTGCATATGTTAAACGATGCCGTTCTGGGTCTACGTTGGGTGCTATATTATGTATTAAAGACTTTGAGTATTTCTGGGTTTTTATACAGTTTTATCCGTCTTATTCAATTTAGTGCTCCTAGTTATTATTGTTTTACTTATATACCCAAGATATGTGCGAATTTGGCTAGTCTTTATGGGTTAGGAGCTGACGCAGCCACGGTTGGTTCGTCATTGCATCAAAATATTGAGAAGATGGGTAGATTTAAATGGCCCGTTGTTAATTTGAAGGAGGTCATGTTAGGGTGCGAGATAGTTACTGGTTACATGATCAAAGAGTCAAATTTTTACTTGACGGGTCCAATGGAGATACTTGGTATTACTGGCTGTTACACCCATTGGACCCTTGGACTACTACTCGTAAAGTGGTTGCTCAAGGTTATCGAGTGGATGAAATACCAAATCTACTGGTGGTACCCAACGGTAAAAAATACGGTTTGGTTCGTTTTATCACCCCTCGTAGAGAAAATGCGAGAAGGTCGGTATACCGTAGGCTTCGGTTTGGCTTTGTTAGACATTTTGCTCCTATTAATGCTGACTCACATCATTCTACCACTGTTATTTCAGGGTTTAATGCACGGCTGTTACGCGATCTTCCTAAGCCCATTCCGTTTCGTTTGGTGGCTATTACGTTGTTTGTTCAATCTTGGCTAAGGAAGAACTTGACCCGAACTCAGGAAATGTCATTTGACGATTGGCTTTTGCATGAGAAGGAACACTTCAATGGTGAACGTATTAAGCAATTAGTCGATGCCTATGGTAAATTATTATCAGAAGGTATCACATTGAAGGAGGCCTCTTATGTTAAAGCTTTTGTCAAATGTGAGGTCTATAGTGCTTTTAAGCCCCCACGTATGATATTTCCACGAACTGATAAGGTCAAAGTGTACTGTGGTCCGTTTTTTCATACTATTGAGGAGCAGCTTTATAAGCTAAGTGGACCAATAAGGTTTGTAAAACTGACTCCTGTACCTGAAAGACCTGCCCTTGTAGCCTCTTTGAATGGTATTGGAGGTTATACTTTTGTTAGTGACTTTAAGGCCTTTGAAAGTCACTTTACGAAGGAGATTATGGAAGCTATTGAATGTCAGTTGTACAAGTATGTTATTTTGGACCATCGGAAAGCGGAATTTATTTGCTCTTTCCTGACGGGCGTCAATCGTATCCGTATGAGCAACGGTTGTAAAGTTGACGTCCAAGCACGACGAATGTCTGGTGATTGTTGCACTTCACTTGGTAATGGATTCACGAATATGATCTTGGCATTGTTCTTGGCTCATACCAAGAATACTTTTGTCAGGGGATTTGTTGAGGGTGATGATGGTTTGTTTGTGACTGGACAACCGTTTACCACTCGTGACTATGCGGATTGTGGGTTTACGATTAGTATCACTGTTATACACGATGCATGCCATGGTTCTTTTTGTGGCATTATTTGCACGGAAGATGGTGAAATTATTCGAGATCCACGTCGGTTTTTGAGTTCATTTGGTTGGACACATTCATTACCTGGTTGTGGTAGCAAGATTTTAGATCAATTATTGAGAGCTAAGGCTTTATCTGCTGTTTATGAGACACCAAATTGTCCTATTGTTGGTGTTTTGGCTCGTGAAGCCTTGAAAGTTACGAGGGGTGTGACACCTAGGTTTATTAAAGATGGATATCATGACTTTAGCTTAGTTCCGACTGATGAAACTAAGTTACCTGTATTTAAACCTAAAGCTTCAACTCGTCAACTTTTTGCTGAGATGTTCGATGTCTCAGTAGGCGACCAATTGTTGATTGAACAAATGATCTTGGACCACAGATCACTTGACATTGCAGCATTGATACACCCAAATGACGATCAGAGTACTTATGCTGATCGTTATGTTGTGGTGTGTTAGACCTGTTATTGAGGTGTGAGGATTACTGTCGGTGTCTCTAGGTCTGGGCCTTACTCTCAGGATTCACCGAATGAGTTGCCTCTGTTGACTCTCCAATTCTTATTCGTTCTGGATACGAGGGAGTCTGCTAAACTATCGTAATGGCTCAGAATGTCTCAGTGGGACCGGGTGCAGTACCCACGGC